CTGCGCGAACGAGGTCCCATCCTTCTTGCCGTTTTTTATGTACGTTAGTCTTATCGTCGAATTCCATTACGGATTCGCGTATCCAGCGGTGTTTAAAACCGATTGGTGGTTCGGGTGCTTCCAAAGCAGAACCCGGACGCCATTGTTGTAAGCGCTGTGCGCTTTCCCGCGTGTCTGATTCGCGTGATGTCCTATCTGCCATTTTGTTCACTCCGTTTGTCTAATTTCAACACTTCTTGCGCGTACTTCTCAAGAGGAATCCTCATTTTCTTCGCAAAAGCAACTTGACCCGGCGATAAATCTACCGATTTTTTCCGCCCTGATTTTACTGACCGTCCATTGGACGCTGGGGCAACAGTCTGGGCGTTAGACCGCTTTCCTTTATTAAACTTCTGAGGCATTTCCCTACGCATCCTAGAGTCGATTTCTTTATAGTAATCGTCTGACGTAGGATCGTAGTCCTCTTCTAATACTAATTGCTCATGAATTGCTTGGGCAGTTCTCGTCATAATGCGATCACTACCAAACCAATTATTTTTTTCTAACCAACCGTCTAGTTTAGCATCACGAACAGGTGCAGTTTGTTGTGCAGGCGCTTGCGCCGCAGGCTGTTGCTGCTGTTGTTGCACTTGCTGCTGTTGTTGTTGTGCTTGACGTTCGATTTGAGTTTTCTGAGTGCGAACCTTTTCTTTAGCTACCGCAATCTGCGTTAATGCCTGTTGAGCTTTAGCCGCACGATCATAGTCACCAGCTTCACTTGCTTCAGAATATGCGCGAGTGGCTTGAGCTTCTTGTGCCTTCAAACGCCCTTCAGCCTCTGAATTGTATCCTGCACTAACTTGTTGCAGGCGAGTCTTCATGGTTTCGTTTTCTTGCTGAACCTTCTGTGCATACTCATACGCAGCTTGAGCCTCTTCAGAAGCTTGCTTACGCTTTGCAGTTAATTGATTAATTCTACGCTTTACAGATTCGCTATAATTTTCTAGCTCATCATCATCGTTAGATTTTTTACGAACATTTGTTCGGGTTTCTTCTTCTTCACCAGAAGACGCCTCAACACTTTCATCTTGATCGTCTTGATCGTCTTCGATTTCAACAGAAGTATTATCTTCAAAATCTTCTTCTTCTTGGATTTTATCAGACATAACTATTTTCCTTGCTCTCAGTTACCTTATACATACGAAATATCTTTAGGGTCAAGGATCGTGGCGATAATATTATCGTCATTTATGATTCTAACCTCAAGACCTTCCACTTTAAACCTATTTCCACTATATCTTCCTATAAGAACCCAATCTTTCTCATTTGCATAAGAACCACTTGGGAATTTCTGGGCGTCTTTATAGGCATCTGGCCCAAGTTTTACCACATAAGCCGATACAGTAGCAAAAGATTCACGCTCACGAACTGCGTCAGGAACAATAATTCCACCTTTTGTTTTCTCGCTAGGGTAATAGGGTATAATGAGAATACGATAGCCCGTAGGCTGTGGTAATCTTTCTAAAGCTGATTGCTTCATATCGGAAGGATCATCAGAGTTTTTATTCTTGGCAACTTTGCCAAAAGCATTTTCAATCGGTTTAGGAATCTCTGAGGACCCCTTTATGGCCGTAGCCGCTGCCTTCGCAACGTGTTCAGGCACAAATAACTTTTTAGTCATCTGCGTATTCTATACCTTTCATCGCGGCTTTGAGTTCTTCTTCAACGTAGGCCATGCCGCGTATTTCACCCACAATATACCGATACTCCTCAAAGGACTGTATCGAACTATCCGCGAGCCTGTCTTTTAGACGGGCATCGCGCTCACGAATGCTCTTAAATAGATATTCTGCTAAGTGTAGTGCATCCATACCACATATAGTATAAAACTATGCGGGAAATACAAGTACAATTACCAAAAAATCAGAAAATTCCTTGGAACCTCTGGGGTTTGGCGATTTGGCTAAACCTACTTAGATTTTTTGGATGTTGTTTTCTTCTTTGAAGAAGATTTATTTTTGGCTTTTGGCCTTTTAATCCACGCTTCGTTTTCTGGTGTGGCTGGGTCATCTGCAATAAAGTGTCCGTTTTCATTACGCGCCCTCACTTCTTCAATAACAACTTCAACAACTGCTTCTACAACAGGCTCTACTGCAACAGACTCACGCTTTGCTGCACGAATTTGCTCAACCATTTTATCTCTTACTGATCCCATGTCATTGTCCTTTCATGCTGGAATTTAGAGCCGCAATATCTCGCTGTGTTTTAATGCGATCCTCTGCAATCCTAGTCTTATCGGCTAACGCCGCTTCTGAAACATCAATTCTCTGTTGCGCGGTTAGAACATCATTGCGTTCTTTCTCACGATCAAACTCTTGCTTGGCTTCAAACTCAGCTTCCTTGCGCTGCAAGTCAGCCGCTTTTATCTGAAGCTCTTGGTTTCTAATTTCCACAAGAGGATCAGACTGCTCAGGTGGCGTAACCGCCTGTACAAGCTCTTCAGTCAAATCAGCAATGATCTGTGCTGCAAGAGCGTCAATCTGAGGCTTAAACTGAGCCATAGGATCAGGTGGAGGTTGCTGTCCCTGCATCTGCCCTTGCTGTTGCATCATCTGAGATTGTTGCTGCATCATCTGCATTTGCTCTGGAGGAATCTGAGACATAACTTCCTGTTGCGCCTGCGCTTCGGCTAATAGACCAATATGCTCCTGTATGTGGCCCTGTAGAGCCATAATAGCATTCGGGTTAAGCTGCATGGCAGGAGTAGACATAACAGCCATGTGAGCCTCTATGTGAGCCTCGTGAGCCTGATCTGGGAAAGCCTGTAAAGGAGCGCCCTGCAAAGCCAACTGATTCTCCTTTGAAGGATTTATAGGTGGCGGTGGGGGAGGAGGTGGTGGCAAAATGCCATCAATGTTGTTTACGCCCAGCGCTTCGTACATTTTACGATACGCTTGATACAACCCCTGTGGGCCACCGTGTATCTGTGGATTGGACTGAACCAACTGCAACTCTGTTTGTGCTAAGGCAATGCGCTGGGACATAGAAAAGATGTTGGGATCAGAAACAGGTAAAACATCTACACGAGAATCAAAGTCTTGTGAAAATATCTCAGGACCCATTTGAGCATCAGCAGGGTAAGGATATGCAGGAACACTCTCAGCAAAAATCTTTGACAAAAGCTTAAACTCAATCTTCTGAGAATAATGCAAACGCTTGTGGATTGCAGACATAACCTTAGTGCCACGCTCCATGATCGCCATAGTAGTGCCAACAGGAGTGTCTCCACTCATCTCGCCAATCTTCATGTCAGCCATAGAAGCAAATCTGCGTCCAGCATCTACAAGAGTGCCAAGAAGATTATAAAGCGTCCCTGAAGGCTCCTTGAAAGGGAGGGGCATCAAAGAGCCTTGCAGGGTGCCACCAACCACATCAATATCGCGGAACTCACCGGGCTGAAGGGGAGAATCCTCATCTCGGATACGAGCGCCACGGGCTTTAAAGCCTGCTGGGAGGTTGGAGAGCGTACCTGCATCAATAAGCTGACGCAGGATAGACGTTGAAGCCTGTGCTAATCCCCCAATCATATGAGTTAAACCTAACCCATAAAAACCTAACCCCGGCAAAAATTTATAATGTACAAAATATTGCTTTGCTCGTTTCATTTCATCCATTGGATCGTAGTTCCTACGAACAGACAAAACATCACCAGAATCAGCAACAATAGTTACGATATAAGGAAGTCTTAATCCTGTAGGCTCTCCGTCTTCACCAACATCCTCAAGTCCCTCAATATCAAGAGAAGTATGAACCTCATACAATGTAAGTTCTTCTGAAGGACCAGAAGGACGTATTCCTTGGATTTCGTCAATTGACTCTTCAACCTCATCCATAGCCGAATCTTGGCCCTCAGACTCAGAAGGCAAGTCAATGTCACGGTAAAAACCAGCAAGTTGCAGCTTTCGTATTTCGTTTGAATCCATAGTCAAACGATGTGTAACACGAGGAGAAGAACTTAAATCACTCGCGCCATAAGGAACGATAATGTCTTCTGCATGAATAAACTTGCTAACCGCACGACCCTTTAAAGGATCAGAGTAAACTTTTTTAAACGTAGAACCAATGACAGGAAGATAAAACAACATCTGATCCAACTCTGGATCGTATTCTTCCATCTCATAGGTAATCATGTAATTCATGTAATCTTTAACGCGCTCTGCCTGCTTAACAAGCATTTCATTCTGCGCACCAATAACCTGTGACCTAACAGGCCCACTAGCAGGAAGAAGTTCACGATAAGCTTGCGCTTGGAACTGTGTAACACTCTCAGCTAATAGCGGGTGGATAACGCCAGAAGAACCCTCAAACGGCTCAGAACGATCCTCAGTCTTCATTCCAAGGAACTCAAGACCTCTTTTATAAGTGTCTTCCCAATCCTGTCGGGAAGCTAAATCATCATCAATAGAACTAACGATATTAGAAGAAACAAGGTTTAACTCATTTTCCTCAATAATATCTGCCAAGTTTCCATCAAACTCAATCTCTTCAAGAACTTCGCCTTCTTCTTCATACTCTCCAACAACTGCGCTTCCATCATCAAACTCAGTAATACCGGGAGCTTGAGCAAGAAGTTCAGGTAATTCTATTATACGACTGTTGTCTTCAACCATAGGCTCATCAGGAAGACCACCAGCACCTAGCCCTTGTTCAATCGCCATCTAAACCTCCTGTTGTAGTGTTCGTATAGCACAACAACTTAATATTCTTCAACATCTTCAGAAATTACCTGTCCACAAGTAGGGCAAGTAATAGAAATTTCTTCAGGCTCATCTTCGTCAACAACGTCTTCAACGATTAAAACCTCATCTTCTGGCATGTCATATTCTGGCATGTCATCATAAGGTAGATGAATGTCTATGGTTACTTTAGGCATCACTTCACCCCAGAAAATCTAGTTCCGCGAAGTGCTGCACCACCACCACGAGCGTTACCAGCACTCGTTGCGCCTTCAGTAGAAGCTGTCTGAGACTTCGCGTAATGCTCTTGCATAACGCCATTAACTTCAACGCTACCACCTTCATTGAAAAATCCCATTTCATTACGAACATCTTTTGGCAACTTAGGAAGGCCCTTGTTGCCAGATGGGACAGGCTTTAATTTCTTAGACATTATTTCATTCCTTTATATGAGCCGCCACGACCTTTCATGACAACACCCATCTTGGGTTTCTTAGTTTTTTTGGTTACAGCGCCACCACTTTTCATCATAGATGCTGGTGGGAAGGCTTTGCTTTCAGCGTCTTTGTTTTTCATTTCTCGCATACGAAGAATCATTTCAAGAGCTTTTTCTTCTTCAGGAGAGAGGTCCATGTCACCACCAACACCTTTACCTACAGATGGTATGCTACCAATTCTTTTTCTATCAGCATCTGAAATGGACCTTCCAGAACTACCAAAACCCGGTGGACGGGAGCGTGGGCGAGTAGAGCCACCCATCGCTTCTTGCAAGGCCCTCATAATTGATTTTTTATCTACTCTTCCAATTTCTTCGGCCATAATAATCTCCTATGATTGCCCTTTAAATTTTGGTCCGCGACCTTTCATAACAGCACCGCCATTTTTCATCGCTCGAACCGCACCACCTTTGTTAAACTCATCCATACCTTCTTCTAACATTTCAAGAAGATTTTTTTCTCTTATTTCAAGAAGTTTCATTTCTTTAGCGCTGGTTTTGGGGCTAAACATTTTTTTGTCTAAATCAGACAATCTATCTAAAATACTGTTTCTACTTTTTTTCGCCATAATAATCTCCTAATAGTATTCCCGTTTTTCACGGAAAAATGCTGCATCTTCATCTTCATCATAGTCACTTGGAGTGGTAATGAAACCACCTTGCCTAAATCGTAGTATAGCCTGTGTCATCGAATCAGCCAAGTCATCATGTTCACCATTCGGAAATGATGCACATTCTTCCATAACTAAATCAGAGAAATTAGTCTCTGGACACCAAACCATGCCGCTTTCAAACACAGGAGCGCAAGCGTGCATACGAGTAAACTTATCAGCACCACGGCTCGGAGTAAATGGTGTTACAGGAATACCCATCCTGCGAAGCTCCTGAGTCAACGGCATACCACTCGCCTTCTGCTCAACTAAAACCATGTCAGGCTCATATAACTTGTAAGACTCTAAAGCCTGCTCCTTTAACTCTGGGAACTCCCAGCGTCCTCTCTCAGCGTCCAAAAGAACAATATGCTCCTCTTGCGTCTCTTCATTGTGGAATATGCCCCAAGTCGTAATAGCACTGTAGTCAGCCCTATCACTCTTGCTAAACGCAGTGTCGTAACTCTGAATGATATAACTACAAGGGGGAGGATCTTCCTTCTCCCATATGTTCCACCACTCACGCTTAATAATCGCACCCTCTTCAGCCGTGGGGTTCTGCATATACTGCGCATTCCACTTGCCAACAGGGATAGAAGCCTTAACACCCTCTAATTCCTCTAAGCCCCAATACTCAGGCCACAAAGGCTCGCCAGAAGGCATAATCGCAGGAAACTCAACAATCTCCCACTTGTCAGCGCCCTTCTCACTCTGCTTAGATAAAACCTTCGCAGTTAGGTCACGAATACTCCAGCGCGTCATAACAATGATAATAGCACCACCGGGCTGTAAACGCTGTCGTGGGCCAGAAGTGTACCACTCATATATGTTATCTAAAGCAGTGGAGCTTAACGCATCCTGCTCAGAAACAGGGTCATCAATAATCGCTAGATCCGCACCACGTCCAGCCAAAGCACCGCCAACACCAACAGCGTAATACTCACCGCCCTTGTTCGTACTCCAACGGCCACTCGCCTTCGCGTCACCAGCCAAGCTAACTTCAGGAAATACATCCTTGAAATCTTCGCTCTCAATTAAATTCTTGATCTTACGACCAAAACCAACAGCCAACTCAGCCGTGTGTGTCGCTTGAATGATCTTTAAATCAGGACGCCTGCCCATAAGCCAAGTCGGAAACAAATAACTCGCAAACTCAGATTTAGTATGACGAGGCGGCATGTTAATAATCAAACGCTTTAACTTGCCATCAGCAACCGCTTGTAGCTTCTCAGCATAAATCTTGTGGTGCCTGCCCTCAATAAACTGAGGCCAAACATGCTTTACAAAACTCATGTAGTTTTCTTGCTTCTCAGTCCTCTTGTCCAACGTAGACAAACGCTCAAGCATAGGAGCAACCTTGGCTAACTCCTCGTCAGTTAGAAACTTTGAAAAATCATCAATGTCTTTCATTGTTTCTTTTGTCTCCCTAAGAGCCTAGATTCGCAAGAAAGTTATCAATGTTTGGAGTAACCGAACCACCTTGCGCAAACTGCTTGACCTTACGGACCTTTACGCCCTCAACCTCTGGCTTAATTGGCATATTGTCAATTGGAGGTGTTGGAGTGTCTGGTCTTACCGGGCGAGGTTTAAGTATTGGCTGCGTATCTTCACCTCCTGATGAAGCAATAGGCATACAAATGCCTTCCTTCGGATCAAACTCAAAACCCTCTTCGCAGATGTTAAATTCATCTTTATCTTTTTCTCGAACGACTTCTTTTGAAACCGCAACAGCACCGTCTGGAGTATTCCTGTATTCGTTGAAACCCTCTACAACATTGCCTTCTGCATCAAAAACTCCCTGTAAGGTAGACCCAGCGCCTACACCAGTTCCTGAGTAAGACATCGTTCCGTCAGGGTTCTCTGTCCCTGTGTAGTTATAGTTGCCAGTAAGCTCTTCCAGCTTCTCAAAATTAGCATCGCCTTCAGCGCCGGGGCTAATATCAAGATCATCCTCACTACCGTAGGCGTAAGTCCCTGTTTCCTGCAAAGCTTCCATATACTTTTCAGCTTTAGTCCTATCCATCTCAGCAGGGTCAACAAGGCCATATGTTAAAGAACTAATGCCAAAGTTAAGAATGTTGCGCAAAGCCGCCGCAGCCTTATCCATAAAGCTATATTCCTTACCATCTAAGGTAACTTTCGTGCCGTCCTTGCCAGTTATAGTACGGGTCTTGTCATTAAGAGTTTCAGTAAACGTATCGTAGAATGGATTAATGTCAGAACCTACGGGGCTGTACTTACGGTAGTCAGCAATCTCTGTTGCAGTAGCCCCATTCTTTTTCATCTCAGCCACGATGCCATCTTGATACTCTTTAGTCATAGGCTCAGAGCCTAAACGCTTCACAACTTCCGTAAGTTGTGCAGTTTCAGCAGCATTAGGCGCAGATCGGTACTTGGTACCTTGGTCTTTATTTTTATCTTGAACTATTTCTTCAGCAAGAGCATCTAACCCACTTTCCTCACTTCCAGAAGAACTTGTAGAAGTCTTAGCTTTAGCATCTGCTAAATCATCTGAAAAACTGTCCAACCCACTCATGTCTATATTTCCGGGGGATTCTCTAAAATCTTTAGCTTGTTCTGTTGTATAAGAATCAAACGGATTAACGCCAGAACCCGTAGCACCAGCGCCAGTGGTGTAATAATCAAGGGCTGAATCTTGAGATGGGGAAAGTAAATACTCTCTGTCATCTTCAATAGTTCGACCTGAATCTTTAGCTATTTCAGAATCAAGAACATCTAAACCAGAAAGACTTTCTTCTCCCACTCCGAAATAATCATCCATACTTTCCCTAGAAGAAAAAGGACCCAAAGGTAAATCATCTCCACCAGTGACAGAAGCATTAATAATGTTGGAATCAATCTCGTCCAGATTTAAATTGCTAGTGATAGTATCAGAAAGAGGACCCCTTGAATCTATAGCAGCTACCTGAACGTCACCTGAAGTATCTCTCGCTTCTCTGTCAGATTCCCTCTGTGCCGCTAAACGAGCTAATATTTCACCAGAAGTTTCACCAGTAGTTTCACCAGTAGTTTCAGCAC